TATCAAAAGTTCCCTCTTTAAAGACCTTAGATAACATAGTAGCCATGCCCGACTTAGATACGTCACTAGCAAAGTCCCCTAGCATAACATCAGGGCGTCTAATAATCATATCCACAGGCATTCCTGTCTTAGTCTTACCTGAAGTCATGCCCCATGCTTTCTGAGCACTCTCGAATAACTTAGAGGCTACCTCAGGGTTAGCAGGACCTACCTCAGTACCTTTCTTAGTAGCATAAGGTACATTCTTTATTTCATCTAAGTAAGTTTCCTTTGACAACGGCATGAAGCCCTGGCCATCAAGAGACATAGAGTCAATCATACGCTGATACAAAGGAGGCATGTCCTTAGGTTCAACGCCTGCCCTGTGCATCATATAGGCCCCGTGTTGTACCTGGGCATAGGCCTTCTTAAGTGCCTTTGTGTCCCCGGCCTTGGATGCCTTGAGGAAGTTAGCCGTCATGTCAACCATAGGTTTAGTCATGCCGAATTCTTCAAGAGTTCTAAGCCCATCAGGGCTCATAGTACTCATCATGTTCTTAAGTTGCTGAGGTAGCCAAGAGACTACTGCGGCGCCTTTAGAGCCTGTGCTTGAACCGTAAAAACCATCAATGAAGTTAGATAGACTAGACGTTATGTCACCATAAGCGCGTGTAGGGTCTTTAACTATACGCCCTAAGCCCTTAGCCATAGTCTTAACAGGACCAAACACCATAGCAGGGTCCGTAGCGACCTCGTAAGCTGTCTCAGCGACCATCCCGTGGTCTTGCCCTGTTAAGTCCTTAAGGCCATACTCCTGGCCCTTAAAGAGCGCGTTAGACGCTCCTTGAGGGCCTTCAGCCAACATCCCTTGAAGCATGTTGCTAGGAACGTCAGCCATCTTCATCGAGGCATCCGCTTCTTGTGTAGCTTGCTTCAATGTACGTGGTCTAGATAAATATGAACTCATAAATTACATTCCAAATAGTGCTGAATCAGGTAAGTCCCCAGTCGTAGTCTTAGTGCCTTCATGGTGCATAGCTTTAAGCATATCCACGAACTCTAGCGTCTCTCCATCATCCATAGCTTTGACTACGTCATTCAAGAGTAAACCTGCTACTTTAAGTCTAGCCTTCTTGTCCTCAAAGTTACCTTTGGTTAGACCAAGTAACTTATTAGCTAACTTAGGGTCAGTAACAATCTTAGACATGACCAGTGGTGTATAAAGTACAAATGCGGCACCCCCTAAAACACCCAGGCCTTGTCCGGCGCTAAGTCCTGCGGCTGTAGAACCTAAGCCTGCTGTAGCAAGAGAAGCTAGATTAAGTAAAGCACCGTATTCCTTGTTACGGAACATAAGACTACCAATGTCACCGGAAGGAGACTTAGCGGTATGCTCAATGGCATTGAATAACTTCTTGACATTATTAAAGTCAGGTCCAAAGATAGCCTTCATCTTCTTCTCGTTATCCCCGTAGGAATACTTACGAATTGTAGGTATAATCTTAGACAAGTCTTGTGTTTCGTCAATCATACTAGGGAACAAAGTATTTAAGAATGACTTACGGAACTGTTGTTTAGCTTCCTTAGCAGTCTTAAATGGTAAGTCACCTACAGTCCCTTGCTTTCTAGCGATAGCGTAGGCTTGTTCTACAGTTGACATAAACTTACTGACTTGGGCGACAGAGCCATTCTGAACTACAGCGTTTCCTAAACTTGTGAAGTCATTAGAACGAAGTGCCTTATTTATTAAGTTTTTGTTAATATCAGGCATCAAGTTGTTAATTGACGTGCGGTAGTTATTCTTTAGTTTAGCGTATCGTTCAGCCTGCACAGGGTCAATGTTTGACAAGAGTTGAGCATAAGTATCCTTAAGTTCTTCCCCTAGACGCATGACGTCATCAGCCGCTGTGAAGTTCTTAGCCTCAGTTAGCTGTCGTTGTTTCTGAGAGATTTTCTTCTCTAGCTGAATAACGGTTTTACCGTCAATAGCTACAACGTCTCTCATTTTACCTAATTCATTCATTAGGAAACTACGGGCCTCAGGGGCTAACTCAGAGTCAATAATTCCTGTGACTAACTCACCAGTCTCCTCGTCAACTTTTTGACCATAGATACCATACTTGTCAAATAGTTTTTCTACTTTAAGCTTCAAAGGAGCCGCAGAAGTATAATTAATTGACATCTTATTATTTATGTCAGTTAGTGTTTTATCGTAGTATTGACTTAAGCCGTCCTTACCTGCCTGTATAATACCTGCAAGATAACTACCCACATCGGATACACCAAGTTGGTCTTTGACATCATAGACATCGTCGAACTCTTTGCGTATAACACCTTGGACTTGTTCAAAGTGGTCACCCATACGTGAACCTGAGAAAATACCCACGCCTGCAATACGCTCAGACAGTACCTGAGAAGCCTTAGCGGCTCCTGTTTGGAACGGGGTTAACGATAGGCCTTTAGCTTCCAGGAACTCCTGTGTTTGCTGTATAGCTCCTGTGGTGTCAACTTTAGCCGCTATCTTAGCCGCTGTGACGTCAGCAGGAACACCTAAGCGTTTCATGGTAGCTACCCAGTAACTATTAGGTATTAACTTCCCGGCACCTAGAGTAGCCATGTCAATACCCATTCCTAAGAGACCTTCACGGACTGCCTTGTTGTAGTCTAGTTGTTCATCAGTAGCGTACTGGGACGATAAGACGCCTGCGGCTGTACCTGCGCCGCCACCAATAGTAGCTCCGGCAAGACGACCTACAGGGCCAAAGGGAGAGCCTAAGCGTTCCCCGGCTAAAGCACCTGCGATGCCCATAGGTAAGTCCTGGTTCTCGGCAAGCCACGAGTAGTCCTTGGTAGGCTCTACTACAGGACCGTCCTGAGGTATCTGTGATATTGAGTAGTCAGACAGTTTAGCTTGAATTTCTTCATCAGACATAGTCGCAGGAAATTCAAAGATTTCTCCTGCGTACTCTATTTCTTGTAGTCCTTGGTCAGCCATTACTTGACCTCCTCAAATTTCCCTGTTTCTGGGTTATAACGTCTACGTTTAACTGTAGTAGTAGTATCTTTAGGCTTGTCCATAGTTAACTTACCGATCCAATCGTCATAACTATCAGCAGTCATAAGGACATTGAAGTTAGTCATAGCACCGTTGGCTTTACCGATAAGTTGCTCAATGACACCTATGTTAACCTGGCCGCCCTTAAGGACATCCATGTAGGTCCCCTGTACAGCCTCACGCTCACCATTCGATATGTTACCACCGAACAAAGGCTTAAGACGAGCAAAGGTTGACTCATTGAATATCATATTTAGTTCACCTAAGTTCTTAGGGCGTTTACCAAATAAGTTATAATAGACATTCTGTAAGTTAGCCTGGATACCACCTTCTAGTTGACCTGCTTCATAAGCATCTTTAGTCATCTGTAGTGCTTGAACTAGAGAGCTGTGAGTTTTCTTAGCTGTCTCGTAGTTCTGAGCGGCTTCTACTTTAAGTTTATTAAAGTCTTTGGCTAAAGCTACGTCACCTTCCTTTTCAGTCTCTAACTTAGAAGCTTCGAAAGGGTCTAGACCAACATAAGAACCTGACTTAATAACTGCCTTGAGTTTAGTCTTACCGTCATACTCAGGAGCGTTTCCTAGAGGAACATAGTTAACCTCGGAAACACCTGTGTCTTTGTTAGTCGTAAGTACCGTTGCATACTGGTTACCTGCTTCGTCAGCAAAGTGTTCACCCTCAGTACTAGAGAAACCTGACGCTGTAGACTTATTAGCGGCGGCGAGGGCTCTAATACGACTGACATTCACTTCGTCTATCTTAAGTGCTAACTGGTCAGCCTGGAGCTCCAACTGTTCAGCCTTCATAAAGGCAGTGTAGTCACCTGTGTCACGTAAAGCTTTCGCTTGATTACGCATAATCTCTACACGGTTTTTACCCTTGGCTACCTTCATGGCGTCCATAGTTGCTTTCTGAGACTGTTGTTGCTGTAGAGCCTGTGTCTCCATAGGCCCCATAGGTGCTTGACGACCTGTAAGGTCATCGGCAACACTTTGGCCTGCTTCAGTAGCCGTGCGAGCGGCACCTGAGGCCGCCGTAAGGAACATGCCCATAGGACTACTACCGTAGTTCGTAGGAGCCATGCGTTGCTGTTGAGCTTTCTGTTGAGCCTGTTGGTCCAGGATACGCCCTAACTGAGGGTTGGCCTGAGCTAACAGGCCTCTCATTTGTTCATTCATCTTAAATATCTCCTAACCATGCAAGGAACTCATCGTCATTCATTTCGGTATAGTCATCAGAACCCCCGGAATCATCTGAGAATAGACCACCTAAGAAATCTAAGCCTCCGTCAATAATACCTCCTACGTCAAAGCCACCTCCAGTAGAACCTGCGGCCGCAGTTGTCGTACGACCTGAGCCACCTCCGGCAAAGATGTTGCCTATAGAACGTAGTAACTCTTGGTCTAACGTAGCGCCACCTAGGCCTAACTCTTTGAGCATACCTAGTTCCGCAGTACCTAATTGACTTAGAGCACTTACGCCTGCCAACTGACCTGCTTGTTGTAATTGAGCTTGCTGTAGTGCAGGCTGTAGTGTAGCAAGTTGTTGTTGTAGTGGTATACCTGCGGCTGTTAGTGTCTGGGTAATGTTAGCTAACTCTTGGTTCTGTAACTGAGAAGGTAACATTGTAGCGCCCTGACCCATGCTCATTAACTGAGCGGCATTGGATATATTCTGAGCACCTAATTGACCACCTAGTTCTTGACCTTGTAAACCTAAGCCTAATAGACCTTGTCCTAGTTGTTGCTGTTGTGTTCTAATGCCTGCTCCAGTCTGCGCTAGTTGAGCCGCTAGTTGAGCAGAAGACTGTGTACGTGCTAAACCTTCAGTTTGTAACTGAGAAGCAATCTGTTCAGCGGACATACCTAACTGAGCCAGTTGTGACGCACGAGCCTGAGACTCATTCTCAAGAGCACTCTGAGCTTGTTGAGCCTGAATACCACCTTGAGCTAACTGCATAGCTTGTCCAAAGCCCTCAGAGTTTAACTGTGCCTGGATTTGTTCAGCGGATAAACCTAGTTGTGCTAACTGAGCTTGTCGTGCTTGCATTTCAGATTGTAACGCTGACTGAGCCTGAGCAGACTGAATTCTTGCTTGACCTAATTGCATCTCTTGACCAAAACCTTCAGATATTAACTGGTTCTGTATCTGGTCCGCAGACAACCCTAATTGAGCTAATTGTGATTGACGTTGTTGTACCGAAGACTGTAGGGCTTCTTGTGTCTGAGCCTCTTGTAGTCTTGCTTGCCCTAGTTGCATTTCCTGGCCAAACCCTTCAGCATCTAATTGCGCCTGTATTTGCTCTCCTGACAACCCTAGTTGACCTAACTGAGCCGCACGGGCTTGCTGTGAGCTTGCTAACGTGTCCGCTGTAGTCAATGCCTGTAGTGACGCCTGGTTACGTGCTTCAGCCTGAGCTTTCTCAAGAGCTAGTTGCTCCGGAGTACCGCCATACTGAGCCGTTTGAACACCTAAGCGACCTTGAGCCGCTAAACGATTCTCAAGTGCTGTACGTTGCCTTTCTTCCTCAGGAGTTTGCATAGCTCTAATCTGGTCATAGATAGAGGAAGCTGTAGGAGACTCTGCGCCTAACATTCCTGTGGCTTGTTCTAAAGCACCACTAGAGAATGCCCCGGCACCTGTACGTGTACTTGGCGCTGTGATACCTTCAAATGCTCCAGTTACGTCTTGTGCTTGAGCACCTAAGTCTGCTTGACTCAACGCTTGTTGCGCTAATTGTCCTGATGCGTCTGTAAACTGTGAAGGACTAATACCTGAGAACATGCCTGAGACGTCTTGGGCCTGGGCACCTAAGTTCATAGAACCTAAAGCCTGTCCTGCAACACCTTGAGCACCTGTGGATATGTCAGGAGCCTGTATGCCGCTATATGCTCCTGAGACGTCCGCTCCGGCGCCTGAGAAGTCTGCCTGCCCCATTAGACCTTGCATCCCTAATAAGCCCCTAGAAGGCCCTGTAGGAGACTGTAGGCCCTGAGTAGTCATGGCTGTCTGTAGACGCGCTAGGTCTGAAGGTGCCTGGGCACCCATAAGCTGTTGACCTTGTTTAAATAACTGATTACCCATTTGAGTAGCCTGGGCACCTGCGTTAGTTCCTATGAGTCCCCTAGCCTGTCCAAAGGCCTGAGCACCTAAGTTATTTAGGCCTGCTATAGAACCACCTAAAGCACCTGTCATTCCCTGGGCTTGCTGTTGTAAAGCCTGTTGTGTAGCGTTAGGTGACAAGGTTAAACCTTCAGCGCCAAAGGTACCTGTGCCTGCCCCTGAGGTGACTGTGAATGGCTTGAAGGTAGTGCCTCCGGCAATCTGTGATGCCAGTGTGCCTGAGTCAGTAACTCCTGAACGTCCCAGTAAGTTTTCCTGGAGACTAGCAAGACTATCCTTACCTTCACCTATAGCATAGTTAGCCGCCGCGAGGCCTGCCCCTGCGGATAAGGCGCTGTCCCAACTATCAAAAATACTCATTAGTAACTACCTCCGTCAATAGTCCCTGCTGTTAGTGTTCCTGTAACAGTAACGGTAGGAGCTGTCACTGTACCTGTAAAGGTTGGACTAGCTGTATCTGACTTACTATTAACTGCTGTCTGAATGTTGACAAATTCGTCATCAATTTCACCACCGCGGATAATCTTCGCAGGATTACCTGTAGTGAGGTTGTCTTTAACTGTAAAGTTAGTTGTTTTTGTATAATTACTCATTATATCACTCGCCCTATAATTGCTTGTGCTGTCATACGCTGTATTGATAAAGGTGCGCCTTGTATCTGCGCTTCGACGCCTAACTGAACAACTTGACCACCACCAGAAGCGTTTACTGTTGGACGGTTAACAAGTATACCTGCGTTAAACTCACCTATGCCGTACTCGGCTATTCCATATTCTGCTAATGTCTGTGCTGACAATGTAAACCTACGTTTCTTGTAGGAGTATTCGTAGTCATAACCCCAGTTTAGCGCTACTTCTGTATCACTACCGCCGATGACACTTATCTTTAAGTTCTTTAGTAGTTTAAGTTGAGAAGGACTTCCAAAGTCTAAATAGTTTGAGAAGTAGTTTAGTTCGTAGTTAGAACCGTTGTCTTGGAAACCATCATAAATAGCTATGCCGTTAGTAAAACCTAGGTATAGTTTATTATCCCTAGCGGTTAAATAGCACTGTGGTTGCATCTGTTGCCACTTAGTAGCTCTATGGCTTCCGTCCTGTAATGGTGTTCTAACATCAAAGCAATACGTCAAACCAACGCTAGGTAGGAATAACAAGTAGAAAGCCTCTTCACTATTGTACACACTGATGATAGTTTCTGTCTCTACCAGTACAGCAGACATCAATTCACTGCGGACATTCTTAGAGATGTCTCGTAACGGCATTGATTTCTCTTGTATTGTTCTGTTGAAGCTTCTAACACCTTCGTTAGACAAAAAGAACAAATCGTTACCTGTGGCTTGAATGGTGTCTGTGGCTATACAGCCTGAACCAACTATTGTGTCAGCTAGTGACATTGTGGCAGGGTCTTCAGCACCTTGATAGACAATAATCTGTGTCTTGCCAAAGATAATAAGGAAGCCGTTATGTGCCGCAAGTCCTGTGATTGAATCACTACCGTCAGCCCATACTTTACTTACGTCAATACTACCTGTACTACCACCTGACCAGGCGGCTCCAATTAATAAGTCTGACCAGTAAACCACTGTACCTTTAGCTACCCATAGTCTACCAAAAGAAGCTAATGGTATACCGCCTGTGGGCACTGTTCCTGAGTAGTCAGGGTGGTCCTCTATCTTAGCGCATGTAGTACCGTCGTAGTACAAAGGGTCTTCACCGTCCTCAAACAGATAATGCACACTGTTTAACGTGGCGGCTCTAAACTTACCAGTACCCACAGTATAACCTACGGGTGTAATAGAGGTTAACGTGGTAGTGCCTTTGTATACAGCGTCTGCTGAGGCACTAATGATTTCAGTAGAAGTGTCAGCCTTTACGTATTCTGATAAGTGAACAAGACTATCCGCATTTGTCTCTGTGATGTACCGCCAACCTTTTCTAGCGCCCACACGTCCGAATTGGTCAATAACACAGTTGTCAGCTACTAGGGCAAACTGTTCGTCTAATGCCGTAGGACTGTCCTGTGTGTTAAGACCAAAGAACGCAGGTGCTTGAATTGTGACTGTTTGTAATGGTTTAGCCATAGTATCCTCTAAATGACGTCAAAGACCAATTCTCCGGCGTTGTTTCCGGCATCTAAGGCAATAGCATTAGACAGGTCATTCTGAGCCAATACAACCTGTTCCATAGCTCCCTGGCCACCTGTTTCACCACGTTCCCGTAGAGCGTAAGCAAACGCTAGTTGCACAATAGGCTGTACAGGTAATTTAGTGGTATCGGCGTCGTTGACTAGCTTTTGGTTTCTAAGAACAACATTAGCTTCTAGTGTGTACGTTTTGTCCGGAGTAGGATATAGGGTAATTTGAGTGTCGTTGTTACTGTCGACTCCATCAAAGGCAAAATACATAGGTTTACCCTTGGTGTCCCCAGGGTCTCTATAGTGTTTGTCTTTAATGTAAGCTTTAGTTCTAAGACGTACTTCAACTTTATCTGTGACATTGTAGAGAGACATAAGCTCTCCACGTATACCAAAGTCAGTCAAACCGTAAGTCTTAACGTCTTCAAAAGTTGTTATGACAATCTCATCACGTAATGAGGACCAATCCCATGAGGCCTCTACATTACTTAATGCGTCATTAACAAAGTCACCTATAAGTTTACTATAGTCGTTCTCTTGTACTGTAGTTACTTCGTCTTCCCTTAACTTTCTAAGTACAGAGTTAATTATTTCTAAATAAGTCATTATGTTTCCTTTGCTTCTATAGGTTATATTTTAACATATTTTAAGTCTTTTGTCAAGCAAAAAGTTCATTTTTTAACAAAGGATTATTTCTTAAGTCTTCAAATTGATACTGTTCGCCGAATTGGGTTTTAAGTTTAGCCAGGGCACTATTGTCGGCATTGCCGCCTGAAGTACTATAGCTATAAACACCAGGAATTTCTCCGGATAATCCTGAGAAGTCCGGGAACTCAAAATCAAGACCACCATCAGGCAATAAGCCTCTAATGTCTCTACCAAACTCTCTTACTACAGGAGCCACGTCTTCTTTGACAAAATCCTCGACCGTGTCGTAGCCTTCCTCTATAGCTCTACCTGTCTCTCTGACAGCTGTTGTTACAGGAGCTACAGCCTCTCGAACATCACGGCCTGCTTCACGTACCGCAGGAGCTATGTCTTCCTTAACAAAGTCTTCGGCTTCACCATAAGCTTCCTCAATGTCTCTGCCTGTTTCCCTAACAGCTTTAGCTGTCGGGTCTACGATATTTTCATTAACGTAATCCTCGGCGGCCTGCCAATCTTCTTTAGTAGTAGGCATTGTGCGGACAAACTGGTCTATAGATTCAACGGCAGGCTCTAGTACCGTCTCGTTCACGTACTGGTACCCTGCGACAATACTGTCTTTTATAGGCTGTAACACTTCGTCATCAATAGCCGATAACCATTCTGGGGTATCCCAACCGCCGCCTAAGTCTAAGTCTATGTTAGGTAGCGCTCCTCCGTTCTTAACGTACTCGTAAAGACCTTTAGCTACTACTTCCTCAATACTATCACCCTTAATACCTGATGTGACAACCTTTGTTACTGCTTTTGTGACAGGGTCTATGTTATCCGCAATAAAACCAGAATCGCCTGCAACAGCTTTTATACCGTCACCTACAACATCTTCGATACTGCCCACGCCTGCCAGGCTTAAGCCGTTAGTTACCACCCCAAGAACGTTACCGCTGTCAACCGCTTTTACTAGTTTCCCTACGTCGTCTATGTTGTTTATAAGGTTAGCAGTCGCTATTGTTTCTTTTGTTGCCGTGCCTGCCTTAACTGCGTTGTTTAAGTCTTTAGCTTCCGCGCCGAGACCTGCTGTTATACCGTTGATAAGAGCTTCTTCTACACTACCGCCTTGTGCTAAAGTCATACCACCTGTAGTTAAACCAGTAGACATGCCTGCGCCCATACCTGTAGCGGTAGAAAGACCTGAGGCCAAGCCTGCTGTAGCGGCAGTCATTACACCTGCCTTGATTAGCGCAGGAACCGCTTGCTCAAGTTTACTAGGGGTGTTATCGTAGTAATCATACGCGCCTGTTTCAGGGTTGTAACGATAGCCTTTGTATTTGTCTTGTTTATAGTCAGCTTTTAAACCTAATTCAGCTAAACGATTAACTGTGCCTTGGTCTACTAAGTTTTTGAAGTCTGCTTGATTACCGCTACGCAAAACTTCACCCATTGCACCTGTGGTAAACTGGTCATTAGGGTTGTAATCTTGACGTAAATCCTCGCCTAACCCTGCTTCAAACATTAAACCTTGGTCGCTTAAATCAGCCTCACGAGCCGCTTGGTCCTGTGCGACAAAAGCTTTGTCTAAGCTAAAAGCGCCTCCTTCGAGTCTTTGCTTTTCTAAATCTTTCCAAGTAGTACCTGAATAGTCTACAGGTTTCTTAGGAGGCTGTTTAACCTGCTCAACCGCTTGTATTATATTAGAAGGACCGACAGATTCTTGAATAGGTTCAAAAGTCTCTACAGGCTCTTCAATCGCTTGTTTAAAATCAAGGTTATTAACAGCTTCTTTAATAGAAACCGTTGGTGCAGAAGTTGCTTTGGTCGTAGGAATAATAGGATTAACATTAAGGGACTGAGTTAAATCCTTACCTCGTAAAGACTCTATAGCCTGTGTAATAGGGTCAGGCTTAGTGACAGCTACAGTACCTGCGCCTTCTAAGACTTCTACTTCAGGCGTAGGTGTTCTATTACTAACGACATCTACAGGGTCTACAACAGGTTCTTTCTTACGCTCAGGTACTTTATAGGCGTCAAAGTTAAACCTAGAGGGCTCTATAGCAAAACCTCCGTTTCCAAATAACCCTGAGAAATCTAAATTAACCATTTTATCACCATTTACTTTTGTTAGCCCAATATGCCGCTGACATCTTACCTTTAGCTATATTCTTAGCATGACGTGCTTTAAACGACTTCTTCCGGGCTTTCTCTGCCGCTGTCGTAGGGTTCTTACCTGCACCTTTAACACCCTGTTGACCATAACGAATGGTCTTAATCTTGTCACCCTCTTTAGCCACTACAACGTGTGACTTCGTGGGATGATTAGGTGTACGCTTTGGCTTATTATAACCTGAGACACCTGCACGTTCTAATCGTGGGTCTTTCTTAGCAGGCATGTTAACCTCCTTGAATTACATCGTTATGTTCTATTACGGATACAACTGCCGTCATAGGCTGTGTAGCGCTGATTTGCACATAGTCACCTTCACGCATTGTAACAAACTCATAGTAGTCACCGCCTATCTGAAAGAAGTCTTTAGCGGATAACGTA